CACAGGTAAATCAAATCCTATTGAATTAATTAAAAAAAGAGGAGCTTCTAAAAAAGAAGCTTTAGATAAACTTAAAAAAGAATTAGGTATGAAAGCTGGTGGAATTGCGGGTTTTTTGGTTCCTAAAACTGTTAAGAAACTTAAAAACATAATGGGTGCTGCTAACAGAGATAGAGGTAAAGAAAAAGCTAGAGTTAAAAAAATGGGTGGTGGATTAATGGAAGCCACTGCAAGATTAAAAAGACAAGGTTTGAGAAAAGGTGGTGGTATCTGCCTTAGAGGAATGAACAGAGACGCTATCGGAAAAAATTCGTAATGTCATGGCAAAGAATGGACTTAAAAAATGGTTTGCTCAAAAATGGGTAGACATAGGAAGTAAAAAGAAAGATGGATCTTTTTCAAAATGTGGAAGATCAAAACAAAAGAAAGATGCAAAACGT